TCGCCGACGCGTTTCAGCGCGCTTTCTGCGTTCTCCGTGCTCACCTCAACGGCGGCTTGGACTTTCATCTGGTCAGTCATGATTTACCCAAATAAAAAGGGCCGGCACGCGGCCAGCCCTAGTTTTCTTCACGCATGGCATCCAGTGCCGCACGCTCAAGCACCTGCAGATCGTCAAACGCCTGTTGCCAGTCATCTGCGAACAGACGATCCAGCAGCGGATAGACCGCCTCGTATCGCAACCCGACTGCGCCGGACATGCCGACATGCCATTGCGTTCCGAGCCGACAGAAGAGCATTACAATCTGCCAGTTTTCTGGCCAGACTTCAACGTCAGCGTTTTGCATCGCGACGATTGACGCCAAAAATGGGTTATTCGCGGCCTGCGTGTCCTCTTTCTTGTAGAGGGCAGAGGCCGCTCGAATCAGTTTCCCAGCCGGCCTTCAGTAATGGCTACCCGGTACGCTTCCATGATGGCAAACACCACTCCCGGCAGTTCGTCACACAATGACTTAATGTTCTCCATGGAGAAATCTTCGTCCAGGTTCCAGCCTTCTGCAACGCGCATGATCTGCCCGGCATGTCTATCGACGCCGGTTTCATACGCCCGCTTCAGCAGCGTGGCGGTATCTTCATCTCTTGCCGCCGGAGATACGCCATTCTCTGCGTGGATTTCATCCAGGAACGCGCCGAACTCGGTGCGAGTGCGGTACTTGAATTTCATCTCGATAGCGCCGTCAGTGCCGTCCAGCAGCTTCACATTTACGGTTGCATTGAAGTTTTTTGGACGTGCGCCCAGCTTGATTTTTGCCATGATTTTGTCTTTCTGTTGTCGATTAAAAAGGCACTGCAGGAGCGACCTGCGGGCGTAAAAAAAGCCCGCCGAAGCGGGCCTTGTGGCAACTATTAATACGAGATCGAGCGGCCAAGGACGGTCAGCGCTGCATCAACGGTGTTCACCTGATTGTTGTTCAGCTTCGGCATTTCAGACGCGCTCATGTAGCCGTAACCGTAAGTCACGGCGCCGCCGGAAATCACCTGCTTGAATGCCACCTTCGACAGCGTGCGGGAGATGCCAAGCATGGCCTGATAGTTGGCGTTGCTGGCGTCGTGCGCCAGTGTCAGCGTGACCGAGGTGGCGTTGAAGCCAGTCGGGATTTTCACTCCGTTGCGCTTGGACAGGGGCGCAACGTCGGTGAATCGCGCGTCACCGCCCGACGAACTGATTGTCAGAACCTGCGGGATTGACGTCCAGCCGGACAGCTTCTGCGCCGAACCGGTGCCGGTTCCAGCGGGGAAAAAGCTAGTGTTCGACGTGTCCAAACCCTGAATGCTGAATGAGTTGGCATCGATGACGGTTACCTTGTAAACCGTGTCGGTTGCGTCTTCCCACCCGGAAGTCAGCAGGATTTCGTCGTTTGTCGCATAACCGTGGGCGGTGCTGGTGGCGACTGCCGGGTTAGCGTTGGTCAAAGCGGTGATGGTTTTGGCGCTGGCGAAGGTTTGCGAGAACTGATGAGAGCTGCCTTCAGGAAAAAAATAGGCCATGGTGTTCCTTTCAAGGGACGAAAAAAAACCGCCGTGAGGCGGTTGGTTGCGCCCTTTGCGGGCATAAAAAAACCCGCCGGAGCGGGTTAGTTGTGTGGTTTGTTTTTCGGCTTATCTGGCGGCCCAGATCGAATAGCTCTGTATGCAGCCATAGAGCTGCGTCTCTGGTTCGTAAGTTGATAGTGCCTCGCCTCCGGGCGTGGCCAGGAACGCAGCAGAGGCGCACATGGAGTCTTCGATGCTGCGAATCATGGCCAGAGCTTCGGCGCGGGTGGTGCTCCAGACGTTGACCTGCATCATCGTGTTGCGCTTGTCTGCAGCGGTGTTATCGACAAAGCGGGCGGTTTCGCCGCCCAATCCTTGCCAAGTGATGTATGGTTTTGCGGCTGCCTCTGGCGCCACGTCAGGAAACACACGCGGGCAGAGGGTTTTCAGCAGCGCAACCAGATCGGATTCCATGCTCATGACCCGTTGACCTCTTCGATAAACCGCTGCTTGATTGCCTCGCGCACTTGCTTGCGTGTCTCAGCCACTGCGCGGCGGATGAATGAATGCGCGGGCGCTTTGCTGGTTCCAAACTCAACCATGGCGCCATAGGGCGCCTTGTCTGCGTTCCAACTGACGTGATAGGTGCTCATATCGCTGAAACTGTTGTCTTTGCTGAACACCTGATAGATCGAGTTCCGCAGCGTGCCGGGGCGATATGGCCCATAGATCGCGTGCGTTCCGTGGAACATATGCGCCGCGCTCGACACTGGCGCCAGCGCCTTCGCCCGCTCGTAAATAATCTGCGCCCCAGCCTGCGCCGCTGGCCGTGTAGCTTGGTTCATTTTGTTGGCCGTCGCCTGCAATTGCTGTTGGAAGCCGGCGATATCAACCTTGATGCGAGCACTCACAGCGCCACCTCACAGATCAGCGTCATGTACGCACGGGTTTTCATGTCCGGGATGATGTCCACGATATTGTAAGTGACTTCTCCGATGCCGATGCGCATGTCGCGGGTGATGAGTTTGTTCATCCGCATCTTGGCGCTGCATTTCGATGTGGATGTTTCGCGGCCTGCCTTGATGGTTTCGATGCCGCTGACAAAGCGCACATCCGCCCACGCCTTGCCGAACTCGATCCATGTTTCGACGGGCTGGCCGAGTGCATCTTCGCCGCTGCCACGTCCGATCAGTGCGATGCGGGTATTGAGCCTGCCAATCACGTCACACCCCCGGCACCCAAAACGGATCGAGCAAACCTTCCCAGAAACAGCGCGGCAATTCGGCAACCGGCTGGCCGGCGGTCAATGCTTCGCGGGTTTCGTACCACGCACCGATGGCCAGCAGCATCCATGCCTTGACGCTCTGCGGCACGTCAGCAGCGTCGCCATAGCCAGCGGTAAAGCTAACCTGCACTGATCCAGGATGATCTCGGCAAGACGGCCAGCTTTTGCCGTAGGCGGGAATGATGCGTCCGACCAGTTCGTCGGTAATCACGTCATATTCGGTATTCGCCAGCGTCTGGCGCGTGCCGTCGTTGTCGAGATACGTCACGGCCTGCACCGATTGCAGCTTCGGAAGCGGCAGCTCCAGCGAATCAGCCGGGAACGTGTCAACTGAGTAGCGCCATTGCTGCGTGACCATGGCCCGCCCGGTGCGATGCTCCGCCTGCTGGCGGGCAGTGACGATCAGCGCGGAAATCAGGCTGTCGTCGTCGGTGATGTCTGCATCAACACGCAGATGCAGATTGGCCTCTGCGAGCGTCAGCGGCTCTGCTGCCGGAGCCGCAATTTTTGTCAGCATGGTTTTTTCGCCAGAAGATCAAACGCGCCGATGGCAGCAAGCTCGTCAGCGGCAGAGGCTGGAAGCGTCGCATAGTCTCCAGACTTCAGATCGTGCGCAGGAATATCAACCAGTGCGCGACCGGATTTTTCTGCAACCGATTCGGCTTCGTTCTGTTTAGTGCGTGCCATATCGGCTCCAGAAAAAACCCCGCCGAAGCGGGGTGATGGTTTGTTGATTAGGTGGCATTAACTTGCAGAATTTTGGTATACCTTGACTGCAGCGGTATCCAGCAGATTCGAGCCGGTGCGCATCCAGCCGCAGAAACCGACTTGGCCGTTCAGCGCAAAAGCCGAGTCATCGAAGCGACGAATAATCACGCCGTCAACGTCACGGATCACGAACTGCGAGAAATCACCGAATGCGATGGACTTGGCATTGGCGGCCATCGCGGCAACGTCATCGTTAACCACGTACGAATAGCCGCAGATGGTTGCTGGAGCGCCGCCAGAAATCGACTCGTCATCGCCCGGTGTCCAGATCGGACGGCCAGTGGTGTCTTTGATCTTGCGCAGCACTTTCAGGGACGAATCGGCCAGCATGAATCGAGCGCCACGAGCGCGGTAAGCCGAGTTAACCGAGTGGATCAAATCAATCAAGTCGTCGTAGATAACCGAAGTGGTTTGACCAGTAGTGCCGGTTTTGCCGGTTGCGGCGCGAGCCATTACGCCGTAAGGCTTCGACGAACCGTCGCCGGTGGTGTAGTGGGTGTTGGTAATGCGCGCCAATCGGGTTGTCAGTCGATTGGCGACGAATGCAACAACGTCGATTGCCGAATCTGCGACCAGTTCCCACGGCAGCGCGATTTTCTTCGAGCTGTATTTATACGGGTTAACCGCTACAGTGCCGAAGGTGATATCTGCGCCGGTTGCCGCTGCGTTTTCCGCCACGATCTCGCCAACTTCTGAAGTGCCGTCAGATGTTGGGTAATTCAGCGCATTTCCGCCCTGAGTGCTGATGATTTGCGCTACTTTACGCATGCCGCCGAATGCTTTAAGCGCATCAACGACCATTGCAGCCACTTCAGACGGTACGGTGTAGCCACCTTCAGACGACGTGGTGGTGCTCATCGCATTGCGGATAGCGACAGCCTGATCAGGCGATACATTGCTGCCGTTGCGCAGATACAGAGCAACAGCCTGCATTGCATCAATCGAGCCTTCCGGCTTTTTCTCAGCCAGTTTGCTTGCGTTGTCGAAGAACTTGTCAGCATCCAGTTCGCGCATACGCTCAATGGCTTTAACCTGATCGCGGGCCTGCTCGATCTGGTTGGTCAGTTCGTCGAACTTGGCCTGATCTTCTTTCGACCAAACTTGATCGCCTTTTTCAGCCAGGATGTGGTTTGCTTGGTTTGCGAGGTTTGCAATTTTCTCGCGCAGTGCGGTGATATTGGTCATTTTGACCCTTTCAGAAATGAAAAAACCCGCTCGAGGCGGGTCTGTTCAGGGCATCCGGCCCTGCGCGGTCTTGCTGCGCGAGAAGCGCTAGGCAATCAGGGCAAGTCGCAGCCGGTTAGCGTTTGCTGCGGACATAAAAAAACCCGCCGGAGCGGGTTCTGTTGATTTGATTGTTTCTTCTGGTGGGGCTGGGTCTGGCTTCGGCGCGTTGGCGTAGGCGGACAGGTTCCAGGTGTTTTTCACGTCTGACTTACTGGCCACGCGGTCGATAAAACCGGCGTCCTTAGCCTCGTTGGCCGTCATCCATGTTTCTGCGTCCATCATGGCGCGGATTTCTTCGGCTGATTTTCCGGTTTTGCTGGTGTAGTCGTTGACGATGCTGCCTTCTACCTTCTCTATCACGTCGGCAGTGTGGCGCAGTGCCGCTTTATCGCCGTAGGCCATGCCGTGGACGTTGTGGATCATGAATGCGGCACCGTCCGCCATTTCTACCTCATCGCAGGCGAGGGCAATGCTGGTTGCGGCTGAAGCGCATAGCGAATCGATCTTAGCGACGGTCTTGCCGCGAAATGCGCTGATCGCCGCCATGATGGCACGGCCTTCGAACACGTCACCGCCGGGGCTGTTGATGTGGATGTTCAGGGTTTTGGCATCGCCGGCCTGGTTGATCGCATCGATCACCGACAGGGCAGACACGCCCCAGTCAGCGCTGATCACGTCGTAAACGTAAATGCTGGCCGTATCTCCAGATTTGCTCGCATTCAACGGGCGCGGCGTTTCGGCCTTGTTGTCTATGATGAGACGCATCAATTTATTCATGCTGCTGCCCCTCCGGGCTGTGGTGTTACGTTGCGCGGATCAAAGATCACGTCGCCGCCTTCAACTGGTGCATACCCTTTCGACTTCCTGACCTCATTGACCGTAAGCCAACCCTGGCCAGTGCCAGGCCCGCCCAATGCGGCGCGGTTGTATTCGGCCTGCGCTTTGCTATCGCCTTCAATCAGCGCGTCACGGTCAAATTGCAGGAATCGCCCGGTATCGCGCGGGAACAGCTTGCGGTTTAGCTCTTGTTCAATTCGTACCAGATGCGGCTGCAGGGTGTAGGTGACAAAGCCGCGTGACATCGATTCGATGCCGCTACCCCAGCTAGTGGATGCGGATGTCTCGCCGATCATGTGCGGCGGAACGCCGAATGCGCGAGCGATGTCTATTACCTGAAACTTTCGCGCCTCCAGTAACTGCGAATCTTCTGCGCTCAGGCTCAGTTCTTTGGCGGTGATGCCCTCAGTGAGCACCAGCGGGAGTCGGTGGAAGTTGTCAGATCCTGAGTATTTTTTGGCAAACGCGGCCTGCAGTAGCGCAACCTGCTCCGGGTTCATCTTGTTTGGCGCCTGCAGCGTGATGCTTGGGTGCGCGCCATTGGCAAAAAACTTGCCGCTGTATTCGTCCATGGCCAGCGCGTTGCCGGTGGCGTTGCGCGCGGCGTATTGGATGACGGACATGGATTTCAAGCCGTCGAAGCCAAAGCCGGGGAAGTGCAACACCTCTGATGGCTCCAGCCACGTGCTGATACCGAATTCCGGCAGGCTGATGTAGTAACGCACGCTGCCATCAGGCATACGCATAGGACTGACACAGCCCCACGGCAGAGGGAGAAGCTCTTTGATGCTGTTGTTTGTTGCCCGACGAATCCATGTATAAGCATCGCCGCGCAACAATTGCGCCATGCTGACGCCTTCCCAGTGGCTGGCGGCAGTGTACTGCGATGACGGCTGTTCGTTGAGCTTGTACCAGAGATCGTCACGCGGCATGCGCGACTTGATGTCGCCGTCCGTCAGGTACGCATGGATTGGAAGCGTCGAAATGCCACCGGCAATAACGCGAACGCAGGCGAAAGCCGCAGCCACGCGCATGGCTGATTGCGGGGTAACTGACTGGCCAGCGGCCGCAGGCTGCACGCCGAACGCATCCATGACTGCATCGCTGTACGAGAGATTCTGCGGGCGCAACTCTCCCTTGCCCGACTTGAACAAGCCAGCCAATTTAGAAAAGATGCTCATTAGAGTTCTACAAAGCCTTGTGTGATTTCGTCAGAAACAAGCTGCTGATTCACCAACCCCGCCGCCATCACAGCAGCTACGGCCAAGTCAATCCGGCCCGTCGCTTTTTCCTTGGACAGCTTGCGGTTTTCCGCGCCGTCTTGCTCAATTACTGCGTTGCTCATGCACCAGTCCATCACCTTGTGGCCTGGGTGGGCGATCTCGCCGTTCAGCAACATGCGCTCGAATGTTTCCAGCGCCGGGCTGAAGTCTTTGTAGCCCTGCCCTACCGGCTTCATTTCGGGCA